TGAGACTGCCATCGGCCACCTTTCTCATGCCAAGACTCTTGACGTATTCTGCCACGTTTACCACATCATCAAATGAGATTCCAAGATTCTGGACTCGTTGTGCGATGATTACGTCATCAATTTCTTCATGCGCCTCTAGAGCTTGGCGAATGATTGTGAAGATAGTTTTATTTAAACTATTGTCTTCACTATAAAAGTCTTTTTCATTAATGAATGCAGAGATTTCAAAATAGTTCTCTGGCTTTTTAATGAGTGCTGCCAGCAATTGCTTTTCAAGTTCATAAGAGTAGATCATGCTACTATTACGATACTCAGGAATCAATCTTCGTCAACATCATCTTCATCATTTTCTTCTTCTCCAAGACTATATGCGGTTTCAGCTTCGTCTGAATTTTGAAGATATTTTTCCAAAGCTTTTCTCATGCCGAATTCTACGACTTGAGAATCATATTTGCAGTAGATGACTGGTGTGCCGTCTTCTGAAACATAACCTAGTAGAACGCCTTTATACTTGTCTGCGTTGCCGCTGAGTTCATAGATTTGTTCGATAAAGTTTGAAGGCATTTCGAACTGAGGAATTTCTTTGATTTTATTATTCAGCATGTTTTATATTACAGATAAATTTCATACGATTCAAAAAAATCTTTATTCAATTCTGAAACAGAATAAATTTCAACAAGTTTGATGCCGTTCATCTCGCAAAATTCTAGCTTTTTATTGTCTCTTTTTAATTGCTGTAAAAATTTATTTCTATTGCCGTGGAAGAAAGGAACAAATTTTGTATGCTGCTGACCTTGGACCTCAATTGCAATTTTTTTGTTTGCATTATAAAAGTCAAAAGTCATTCTTGTGTCAACGAGCCTTAGCTCTTCAAACACAAAATCCTCATTCCAATATGCTTTTAAAAATTTTTTAACTTCGTCTTGGAATTTGCTGCGAGTTTTCGTTCGCCAATTGATTAGATATTTTGACGCATTTTTCAGCAGCTTCTCTTTCCCATTTAAAGTTTTAAACTTCATTGGCGATCATTTTGCGAAAATATTCAATCAAAAAGCTAAGAAGCGCTGCGTCCTCTTCGACAACCTTAAAAAGAGATGCTTCGCCTTGAATTTTAGGTGGGAATGTCAGAGAGTTTTCAGCTAGTAGCTGCAAGAAATCTTCGCTTGGAGAGAACCAAGCACCGCTCTTATTGACAAGTTCCCAAGCCAAGAGCAGATCAACAATCTCCTTCTCAATCCAGATAGACTTACCTCCTGTACGCCCATACCGAATAGGATATGGGATGGTCAGATTGGTTTTTTCGTTTGGAGATTTCTTAATTGTGACTTTCGCCCAGTGTCCAATTGGAGGATTTTTTTCCAAGTCAATGCTCTTATCGCCAGCATTTTTGAGAATCAAATCTCCCTTGAAGCGAGCTTCAAACTCAAGAATCCAGTTTGCGAAGTGTAGCAGTGCATTGCCTCCTGTAGCAGATGTCTGGCGAATAGGAGCTTTAGAATATGGGTCAAGCTTAATATCTGCTCTGACTTGTGAAATGAAGATGGCCATGTGGCCTCGCTTTGCAAGCGCAATAGAAAGCTTCTTCATGAATGTGGCTGCAATCACTGCGCCACCAGCCACCTTCGCGCTTTCCTCAAAGGACTTGTCCATATCGTTCTTGGCGATAAGACCATCAACCGCATCCAAGAGAAAGCAGAATTTAATTGTTTCTTCGTTCTTCGAAACCAGTTGTCTCATTGCTCCCACAACAGTTTCATAAATATTGCTTTCAAAAACAAAGCAAGTTCCAACAACCCATTCTTCGGCACTGAAAACAAACTTGATTCCAGAACGCTTTTGCATTTCTGGAGAAAGGCGACCTTCAGCCTTGATGTAAAAACCTTTGGAATTTGGAATTTCGATCAAGAAGTTCTTCATTACTTCTAGAGCTTCACTGGTTTTTCCGCCCTCATTTATTCCCACAAATCTGTGCAGGCCAGGACCAAAACCTCCGCCCAATTGAAGATCAAGCTGCAATGATCCGCTTGAAACCTTGTAGTCAACTGTCTCTTCAAAATTATAGTGATCTTCCGAATTTTGCTTTAGGAAAGAGTCAAGGATTTCGCTTGAAGTGATTTTTTTGTCTTCTGTTTCTTTAGTCTTTTTCATGTAAAAAATCTCTAATGGTTTTGGGTTTATGCTCAATTAAAATTGGTTTATGCAACGGGTCGTCTTGCAAAATGATTTGAGGCTCCCTAGTTATACGAGATTCGCTGCTGTAAATTTTGAATCTTTTATCTAAATCTTGAAGGATTTTTGGCGCAAATAAAATAGCTAAGCTGTCTCCTTTTAAGGAGAAACTTGTATCTCTTAAAAATTCTAGACCGTATCTCTCAACCAAACGATTCAGCAATACATATTCTCTTTGCCAAAACTCCCGTTTTGATTTAGCGGGAATCTCGACAAATTTGGAAACTATGAGCTTCTTGTTTGGTTCTTTAGATTTAGCCACTAATCATTATATGGCCAATGGAGGTCTGATGCAACCATTTTTTCAACTAATTTTGAAAATGATGTTTTTGGGGTCCAACCGAGTTCTTGTCTTGCTGGGGTTGAATCGCCCCAAAGAAGGTCAACTTCTGCTGGACGGTAGAAAGCTGGATTAATAATCAATAAATCCTTACCAGTTTCTTTATCAACGAAACGCTCTGTCAAGCCTTCTCCAATCCAATCGCCTTCAATAAAGGCAGCTTTAAAAGCAAGCTCAACAAACTCACGAACTGAGTGCGTTTCATTTGCCGAAAGAACGTAATCCTTTGGAGAGTCTTGATTCAACATCATCCAAACACCGCGAATAAAGTCTTGAGCGTCACTCCAATCTCTTTTCGAGTCAATGTTTCCAAGCTCGATTGGAGCGAAAGATTCGCCATTTCTTTTAGAGTTATAGATTCTTGCTACGTTTTTGGTGATTTTACGAGTGACAAACTCTTCACCGCGACGAACGCCCTCATGATTAAATAAGATGCCTTGAACAGCATAAGTTCCATAAGATTCGCGGTAAACCTTGACCAAATGATGAGCAGCACATTTAGAAGCGCCGTATGGTGATCTTGGGCGGAATGGATGGTTAATATCTTGAGGTGAATAAATTACATCTCCAAACTGCTCGCTACTACCAGCATTGTAGAATCGGGTATGTGGAGAAATGTTTCTAATTGCTTCAAGACAATAAAGAACACCCATACAGTTTGTTTGCATGTGATTGATTGGCATTTTCCAACTGTTCCCGACAAAAGAATTTGCGGCAAAGTTGATAAAGTAATCTGGCTTGATTTGTCTAATTGCTTGATTAATGCTTTCCGCATCAGTGAGGTCAAGGTCCAAAAGCTTGAATCTTTCGTTATCTTTCAAGTGTTCAATGTTTTGGTGATTTGGAACGCTCAAGCGGCGATGCGCTCCATACACAAAGTTATTGGAGTCTTTTAGTAGATGGTCTGCCATTAAAGAACCGTCTTGGCCTGTGACTCCTGTGATGATAATTGTTTTCATTTCCAATAAGAATAAATATTTTTTTCTACCTCGTAAGGCATTTTTTTCACTTCTCTATTTGGTTGATATTTGGCCCAAATAAACATTTTTTCTATTAAATTTTCTAAAATAGTTTCATCATTAAATGCAAGTAAATTTTTAGCTTTTGAATGATCACAATACGCATGTTTAGCTTCGTGTCTAGCTTCTAAATGAATAATTTCAGTATTGTATTGATAGCTAGATGCTATATTTTTTACAATCTTAGCTACTTGATTAATTGACCAGTATTTATCCGCACCAATATTAAAAGTTTCGTTATCATGTTTATCAAGTAATTGTTCAAACGGTTCCATATAATACTGAATATCTGAAAAAGCTCTGGTTTGTTCGCCATCTCCATAAACAATAATGGGTTCTTTATTCAATGCTTTTCTAATAAAGATTCCAATTACGTTTCTATATTTATCCCAAATATTTTGATAAATACCTAAAACATTATGAGGTCTAATAATATTGTATCTCAAACCAAATTGCTCATGAGCTTGTTTAATATCCATCTCAACAGCGTATTTAGCAATACCGTATGGATCAATTGGTTTTTGGGTCATTGATTCTGTAAATGGAGGTTGTTGATCTCCATAAACAGCCATAGATGATGTAAAAATTAATTTTGAATCATATTTGATACATTCATTAATAATAGATGCTGAAGCAATAATATTATTTTGATAATTAAAACATCTAATGAATGGCGAAAGACCTTCTGCTGCATAAGCAGCTAAATGATAGACGACATCTGGTTTATGTTTTTCAAAAATATCTGAAATTGAATCTTTGCCAATAGTTCTTTTGTAAAATATAATGTCTAAGGTGGTAGGCACGAATTCTTCATAGCCTCCAGATAGATCATCAATACCAATAACAGTATGGCCTTTTAATAAAAAATATCTACTTAAATGAGTGCCTAAAAGACCAGCTATTCCAGTAATTAGAATTTTCATATATTAATTAAAATTTAAAACAGCTTTATTAGTATCTCGCCAAGACTCAAATACACTGTATCCTTTTGTTTTTAAAAAACTTGCAATATCAAATTTTTGATGAGTATATTCGTAATAAATTTCTTTTATTTTAAATTTTTCAAAGTTGATAGATTTTAAAATATCTCCATCAAGACCTTCGGTATCTATACACAAAATATCAATCTCTTGTAAAGAATATTTTTTAAATAGCTCATTAATTGATAGACATGGAACTGTTTTTTTGATAATTCCATCCATACTAAATCCATGTTTAGTTATATGAAATGGGTCAGTAGATGCAACTAAATAAAGAGGTCCATCATCTTTATGATAAAAGAAATCTAATTCTTTACATGAAGAATCATTAGTGATTGCTATATTCTCAATATTTAAATTTTTGATATTTACATATCTTTCTTTTAGAGACGAGATATGAATATCTAAAGGTTCAACTAAAATTAAATTAGAAAAATCATAATCTTTAATTAAATTAAAGAAATCATCTGGGCCATTAAAATCTGAATTACAACCCTTATTAGCTCCTATTTGAATTACATTCATTTGTAAATTAAAAAAATTATATCGTCATTTCTGCCAGATTTTTCTACAAAATCATGACATTCATATTGTACATTTTGAGAGTCTAAAAATAGTTTCAATACTTTTGCATTTTCAGAAGTTATATCTTCGATAAAATATTTGCCACCTTCTTTTACAAATTGAAATAGAAGTTGAAAAGATTTAATCTGATGACTAATTAAATGAGAGCCATCATCAATAATATAATTAAATCGCTCATCTTGTAAAAAATCTAAAATACCTTCATTAGTGGCATCTCCTTTAATAAGAGTACAGTTACTTAGATTGAATTTAATTACAGAAGTGTCAATATCAATTCCCCAAACTTCCCCATCTTCAAGAAATTCTTTCCACATTGCTAATGAATGACCTTCGCAAATTCCGATTTCAAATAAACTAACTTTATCTTTTTTAACAATATGTTCTTGATACAAATCCATATAAGAATGGATTGTTCCTTTATCGCCTTTTCCTTCTGGAGTAGAGTATTTTGAATAGATTTCTTTAAGAGTTGGCATAAAAAAGTTCTTTGAATTTTAAAGATGATTGAGGGAATTTTAACAAATCGTTTTCAAGTTCAATTTTAATTGAATTTCTTGAAAGAGGGTCTTGTAATGAATTAATCCTGTTTTCGATATTTTTAATTTCTTTTAGCTGTTCTAGATTATATTCTGAATGAGCATAGGATTCAATTTTACTTTTAATTCTTTCTGGCCCACCAACAAATGAAAGATGCCATCCAGCATTTTCAAACCTTGGTAAAAAATCTTTTTTATCCCTAAAAAATTGAAGGTTGTATTGATTGTAATAATCATAAGGAAGTATTACTGTACCTCTCCATCCAGCTACATCTTGGGGTTCAACTACAACCGTATTAATATAATTATACGACATTTGCATTTTCTCTAATATAAGAGATGCTTTCTTTTTTCAAGAATTCATCCGCATCTGATAAAAGAAATATATCTTCTTTTTGCATTGAAAAATCAGCATATTTCAATTGATTTCTCTGTTCGTTTTCAATATACCAAGTATGAGGATATTCTTTTGGATCAAAAATATGATGAATAACTTTATCCAAGAATGGAGAAAATTTATCTTTATTTTGCCAAAAGTAAAGTGGCTTTGGTTTATTTTGATGAGTTTTTGTTGATTCTACAATAATAAATTTATCAACAACATCATACAATTCATTAAATCTAATATCTAATAATTCTAATTCATTAAAGAATTGAAATCCATCGTAAATTTTCATTGTAATACATTCGTTAATGTTTGAACTGTTCTGTCTAAGGTGTAGATTGATCTAAAGGTATCTTTAATATATTGACGATTTGAATTTAAAGATTTTTCATAAGCTTCCTGTATAGACATTTCATCTTTAAATAAAAAGACATCATCTGGTAAATCTCCAAATCCGATTAGTTGTTTTGTAAATTTAGACATATAAACTGGTATGCCCATATCTAATGCTTTACAAACTGCATAACAATTAATTCCAAATTGTTTGTTATGAACAAGCAAAGTTGTTTGTGGTAGTATATCTATATCTCTAATAAATCCATCTGGAAGACTATCTCCTCCCGCAATAATTACTGGAAAATTATTATTTTTTAAATAAAGCAATTCTGGAGTTTCCTCCATCATGTGAGCTTGAGTAATTAACTGAGTAATATATTTTGGGTTTTGTAAATTCGGTTGATTTGGTGTCCAATTTGCGCAGTATTTAAAATTAAAATTTTCCGCATCTGGATGATTACAACTTTTTTTACATGGCAAATTTCCTAATTGACGAATAAATAATTGCATCTGAGCATCGAAATAAGCCTTGTCTCCAAAAATAGAAGATACTTCTGGCAAAATTGATAAATATAAATCATGATTAGTATGATTTACAAATTTTACATTATCAAATTCTTTTGAAAATTCTTGAGGTTCAAAAAGCTTATTTACTACTTCAAATTTATTCTGTTTGGTACTTGAATGAGGAAAACCTAATTTTAAAGTTAGTTCTTCTGTCGCAAATTCAATTTCTGCCCCAAGTTTTTGAAATGCTTTATACATATAAAGCGAGCAGTCTGGATGTTGATTAAAAATTAATACTTTCATAAATTATGTTTTCCATGAAAGCCAAATGAAGAATGCTTGCCTTCATTTACTACTCCTATTTGAGTTTCAAAAGAAAATGATTGAGCTAAATCTAATGGGGCAAATTTGATCTGATTAATTAAAAAATATGTTCTATTTTTTACGCACAAAAACCAATCTTCGGGAGCACAAGAATATTCATGATGCTCTTCTTGATAAAAAAGTTTAGAAGATAATTTTAAAAACTCTTTACTTCTTAATGAGAATCCTCCGTTTCCGCAAACCTGATGCCAAGGCCAAGGCGCTCCAATATAATCATATTCTAAAAAACTATCATTCCATAAATGTGAATTAATAATATATCCATCATCTTGAATAATTAAGCAGTAATCTGTATCCACATAATCGTTTAAAGATTCAACCATAAAGCGGTTATAATCTGTATATGAATTAACTGGTACTTTTTTAATAATTATATCTTCTTTCTCGTCATCAAAACCTGATAAAAGCTTTATTTCGTCAAAAAATGGGAATATAGTCTTACAATGTTTTAACACTTTTAAAGAACTTTCTGGTTTATCTGTTGATAAACTCAACAAAGTGATGGTCTTATCTTTGATCATAGTTTTAATTTATGTTTAATATAAGCATATTCAAAGTCCTCATGTTTCATGTGAATAACATGAGCAGGGTCTTGACCACCTCCCTCAACATACCAATGTTCATGCCAGAATTCATGGTTTCTTTTTAACCGAGAGCTTAAATCTACATATCCAAAATGAACAACAAACGGAGAAACTCCAAGCTCTAGAGGTTCTAAATTCGTTGTGGTTCCAATGGTAGAAACAAATTGACCTTCAGCATTAACCAAGTCACAACCATCGCTCATTTTGGTATTGATTGTACCGTCTGGTTTTCTAGCGGCAATACTTGGAGCGCGATAAGCTTGTCCCTTATGGAAGTATTGCTTATTATTGATTGAGGAAAAATGTTCCCAATCTTTATAAAGATTCACTGATGCAACTGCTGCGCACTGAACTGGGCTAAGAGCAATTTGCATTGCCAAGTTTTGCCATAATGGTTTTTGCCATAATGGAATGTATTCGTCCAAGTCGAGTTGAATCTTGAAATCCTGCGTGCAGGTTTGAAGTGCAGCGTTTTTAATCTTGCCATCTAACCAAGGGTCTTGGTAGGAAAAATCTGTTTCTACAATTTTCCAATTAGAGAAATCTTTAAGAGATTCTTTGATAGCTTCTTTTGTTCCATCAGAAGAAGTATTGACTGCAATAATTACTTCATCTGCGAATTTGCAAGAGTTTTGCACGCTGTTTTCCCAGCCTATAAAACCGTGCTTAATGAGATTGAATGCTGAATGATAAATACTAAACATCTTTTGTCTGTACGATTACTAGAATAGTACGAAACAATAAAGAGTTTTCTACTTAAATTCCAGCTTCTTCTTCAATAAAATAAACATTATCCAAGAGAGGATTAAGAGCTATTAATTCTTCTTGGGAAGTAAGAAGCTCTTCATCAAAACCTTCTTCTTGAAAAGAAGAGAATCTTTCTTCTTGTTTAATATAAAAAGCTTCAACAGCATCAAGGTCTTTTAACTCTTCTGCTGTCATTTTAGAAACAGGACTCTTGCTCCAGAAGCGGCAAGACCAGTAGCGAGCTTTCCATTTAGGACCAACATTAGTGTCGCATTGATGACGAGCGCGAAAGTTTTTTCTACGCTCTGGATCATCACGCTTGATTTCCATGTTTGGATCGCCAAACTTCACCATTACAGTATTGCCTTTATCGTTTTTAACGTAAACGCCAAATTTTTTATTAGAACCAGAAGGAAGTCTGAATGGCTTATTTAATGTTTTCTGCTCAGCTTCTGTGTAGTCAATGTCTTCATTGAAGATGTTCATCTCTTCAAATAAAACGCCTGCCTCAATGAGGTTAATGTGAGCTAGTTGAAGCTCAAGGTCTTCGAAATCATAAAAGTCATGATTATGGTCAAAAGCCTCGGAGCCTTTGGCAATATCGCCATCAGCAGCCCTGTATGCGTCTTTGACTTTTTCACCACGCATCATCTTTAAAAAAGTATTGACGCGAGCCATCGCCCACTGTTGACGACTCTTGCCTGGACGATGAGTTGAGCTAAAAGCTCCCAGTCCACGACGATAAACTTTCTTCAATTGTGAAACAGAAACTTTACGACTATGTTTGGAGTTGTGCTCTTCCGCTTTCTTCTTCAAAGATTCAGTAATCCTATCGTTGAAAGTGATTTCAGCTTTTACAACTTCTTTCTCGTCATCTTTTTCAAGATTTTTCTCCGCTTTTTCTTTGGCATCAGGAGATGTGCCAGCAGAACCTGGCTCGTTAATTTTTGAACCTTTTTTGCGCTCATCCTCCTTTGCAGGAGTTTGTGCAGAACTTTTAGGTCCAGCGCGGTTTTTCGCCTCTAAAATTTGTTGAGAAAAATCTACTTCCATGTTTACTTTTTACACTTAAAAAATTATTTTTATCAACAATTAGTTAAGCTTCGCAAGACTTACACTCATTAAGTGAGCGAGCTAACAACTGGCTTGGGTTGCTGGACTTTTGATAATAAAATCCTTTAATCCCTTGTTCCCATCCAAAAATCATTAGTTTGCTTACTTCTCCAATAGAAGTGGACGGAGGAATCATGAGGTTCAAGCTTTGTCCTTGATCAATAAACTTTTGACGCTGCGCTGCTTGAATAACAATTTCTTTTTGTGAAATTTCTCCGAAAGTCTTGAACACATCTTTTTCGTGTTCGCTCAAGAAATCAAGATGCTGAACAGAACCGCCATTTTCAAGAACGCTCTTCCAAACTTCTTGGTCATCTTTACCTTTTTCATCCAAGAGTTCTTTAAGATATGGATTTTTATAAGTGAAGGAACCTTTTGCGAGCTTCTTCACATAGTAGTTGGAGTTTTGAGGCTCAACGCCTTGAGAAACTTGACCAAGAATAAATGAAGAAGAAACAGTTGGAGCAATAGCTAAACGAGTAACCATTCTTTCACCATAGCCTTTCAGCATTTCTGGCTCACCATATTTTTCAGCCATTTCTTTACTTGCCTTCAAGCTTCTTTCAGCGATTAGCTTAAACACGCTTGCATTCAAGAGTTTAGCTTCCATGCTCTCCCAAGCAATATGACTAGCTTGCAAAAGAGAATGCCATCCTAGAACTCCAAGACCAACTGCTCTCTGTTCTTTGGCGAACTTGTTTGCAGCAGCCATAAATGGCATATTTTCAGTCTTGTGAATATATTCTTCGGTAACAGTATCAAGGAAATAAGTCAAAACTTCAACAGCGTCAGTGTCCTTCCATTCATGATAATGAAGCAAGTTAATGCTTGAAAGCACACAAACAAAAGAAGTATCTTTGTCAGATGAGAGTTGGATTTCATTACACAGATTACTGGCATGAATCTTTGCGCCCTTATCTTTGTAAACTGCTGGAGCTTGCTCATTGGCGTTGCCAGTGAAATGAATATATGGATAGCCACTTTCAAATCGCTTTTTAATAATCTGTCCCCAAATTTTTAGCTTGTCGTTTTCCTTGTTGAGAAGTCCTCTCATCCATTCGTTTGAAATGCAGACTCCAATGCTAAGCTCTTGAATCGGATTGCCTTCTGTGCGGATGCGAAGAAACTCTTCCAGATCAGGATGGTCAACGTCTAAATAAGCTGCCATTGAACCGCGACGAACATTAGATTGAGAAACAATATTGGCAACCTTGTCAAACAGTTCCATAAAATGAACGCTTCCGCTAGAAGCCCCACCAGAACTAATTGCTGCACCTCTTGGGCGTAGCTTTCCAAAGTATGCGGATGTTCCAGCAGCATTTTTAGTCATCATTCCAATTTCAGCATTCTTATACAAGATGCTTTCCATTGTGTCATCAATGAACGAACCGTTGCAAGAGCAAGGCAAACCTCTTTCGAGTCCATAGTTCGCCCATACTGGAGAAGAAAGACTGAACCAACCGCGAGACATATAATCCTCAAACTTATCTGCATAGCCTTTGATATTTAAATATTTTTCAGCAGTTTCAGCGATCTGCCTTACTCTTTCTTCTGCTGTTTGATTTTCGCCAACATAGCCGCGAGATAGGAATTCACGGGATTTTTGATTTAGCCAGTAGTATTTTGTCATTTCAAACGAGGTCTTCGAGTTCAAAGGTTTTGTTTTTCTTTGCATAGTCAACGGGACGTTGGTAGAAGAAATCTACGGCATTGTTTGCCAAGACCTCCTCATCCATCCATTCGTAGTCTCTAGCAATAGTTTTATCAATAGTAAATAAGGATTTGAAGCCAATCTCTTTCAAAGAATCGTTAATTCTTCCCTTAACGTATTCCTTGAGGATTGCGCCATTGATTCTTTGTGCGCTAAAGTCGCCAATGATCCAGTCAATAATCTTTGATTCTTCCTTGAAAGCTTCTGCTGCTTCGTGCAAAATTCTTTGCTCTAGCTCCTCGTCAAAAAGCTCAGGACATTCTTGACGAATAACATTCACAAGTTTCATGCCAACTCTTGCGTGAAGAAGCTCTTCATTCTTTGTATAGGTGACTTGTTGAGTGGTATCTTTCAGAACGTTGCGGTATCTTCCGAACCAAAGAATAATATAAAACTGAGAAAACAAAGAAACATTCTCAATGAAAAGTGTGAAAAGAATCAAAGCATAAACATATTGCTTCTTTGAATCTTTGTAAAAACGATGAGTGTATTTGCGAAGATAGTTAACACGACCAGAAACAACATCGAGCTTCAAGTTTTGTTCAAAAATATCTTCCATTCCAAGCACTTCTAAAAGCCTCTGGTATGCGTTGTTGTGGATGACCTC